GCTGAGCGGAGAAACCTTCCACTCCCGCTTTTGCCAGTTCACTTAATTTTGCCGAAAAAGCCTCGGCGCTAACTTGACCTGCCGCAATTAAAGCATTAATGTCTGACTGTGTACGCCCAAGTCCCTTTAATTTATCGATGACAGTTTGCATTTTCTCCGATTTCATGAACTCGGGAGAAGTGAGCAGCTTCGCGTAAAACTCTCCTCTTGCCGATTCCGCAACCAAAATTTCATAGTCACGGAACTTGCCAGACAAGTCCTCAAGCTCTCTCTTGAGAGTTTTGGAGTCAGTAATGAATTGCGAAATCTCTCCCTGAGGAAGCAGCCTATCCCACGTATCTTCAGTTTCCCTTTTAATGGTCTTAAGCGCTTGGTCTAAATCATAGAATTGCTTATTAACCTTTGACGTAATATCCGCAGAATTGAGCTCTAGTAATGCGTTATACACCGATGCAACGTCTTTCTCAAGAGCGGAAGCCAGCGCCCTTTGCCTTGCGATGACTTGCTCTTGGTTCAACGCCGCAACTGCAGCAGAAGAAGGGCCAATCGCTCCACCAACGCCGCCGCCTCTTCCAGTGGCTCCTTTTCCGTTTAGTTGGAGATAGGCCAAGGAAGCTCCAGCTCCCCCCGTCTTGTAGGCGAATGGAGCACTCTCCTGGTGGAGATGCGCCGGCCCTGCGCCCGTGTCTCCAGTTTTTGCAATCACTTGACCAGCAGTAAATCGCTGACCAACCTCGACAAGCACTTCGCTTAAGTGCATAGAAAGCCCAGTGATGCCGTTTTCCAACTGCACTTCCACCAGCTTTCCGGCATTGCCGCGTCCAACTTTGTCGATGCTTTTTACGACTCCACCAACTGCGTAAGAAATGGCAGTTCCGATGGGGGTGCCAAGGTCGTATCCTTCGTGCGTGCCTCCTCTGTACGCCCGAGGAGAGCCAGGAACGTCGTTGATCTTGAAGCCGGCAAACGATCCACCCGTGCGAAGGTTGAGACCCTTTGCGGCGTTGCGAGCCTCGACGTTGCTTGCACGCAGTTCTTGTCCAGTGTTTTGAGCTTGAAGCTTAATGATGTCAACTGATGCTTCGGAATTCTTTTTGTTAAACTCTAAGATTTTCTGGTAAGCATCAACAAAAGGCTGGAATAGTCCAGCCCCTCTGCCGACAGACATTTCTATCATTGCCATTGCTCGATCAAACGAGCTATTGATCGTGTCAGACATGATCGCGGCTTGATCTTTCTGGAGACCAGAAATTGCGCCGGCGTCGTAAGTAGTAGCCGAACCCCTTTCGGGTTTTGTATCTCCACCAGACAAATCAATGTTTTGCAATCTGGCGTTTGTCTTTTCACGTTGCTGATCGGCAACTTTTTGTCCAGCCTCAAGAGCCCTTTGAGCTTGTCCCCTAGCCTCTAACGCTTCTCCGAGCTTTTTGGTTGCGTAGCCAACAACGTCAGTCTCAAAGGCGCTGGCACCACCAAATTCCTTAAGGAATTTTTTCTCTAAAGCAGAAAGGCTGTCGTAACCTCCTTTCTTGAGCTTCTCGTATGTCTGCAGCCTTCTTTCCGCGATGACAACTTGATTTTCGGCTTCTATTCTTGCCTTTGCAAGGCCCTGCATGTCTGCAGCGGCAGCCATTTCGTTTAATGCAAATGCGGTTTGCATTATTTTTTTCTTTGAATCCTCAGCCGCGTTGCCAATATCAAATATCCTGCCAATTAGTAATTCAATGCCGATAATGATGCCGCCGATAAACAATCCAGTAATTGCGCTTCTAAGCAGCAATACGGCACCTCTTGACGCCGCGCATCCTGCCGGAATACTGATAGTGAGCTGTTGCACAAACTGATATACAAGTTTGATGGCTGCGGCCAGTCCAGTTGTGTTTAGCAGTGCTAAGGCTCCTTTCAACCCCGTAACAGCAGTTGCGGCAATAACAAGAGCCTTGCCAAAATCTGTTGCAGCGAATTGAATTAACAAGCTCAAAGTTTGCACAACAACTGGAATAAGTTGCGCGAAGAACGAAGCCAATTCCCCGACCGAGCTAGCTGCCGCCTTAAGGGCAGGACTCATGGCCGCAAGCGCATCGTAAATAGCGCGAGCGCGAGGAGACAGTGTATCCAGCACGCCGCTAACTTTGGAGCTCCCATCTGCAAAAACTTTCATCGCAGATGTAGCGTCAAGGATTAACCCATTAATTTGCGGACCAAAAATAGCAGCTAAGCGATCAACAAGAGGGCCCATGCTTTCATACATGAGCTTTAAATTGTTTTGAATCTGATTAGTTGCACCCTGCAGAGTCTTGGCCGCCCCAGCAGCCGCAGGCCCAAACTTGTTGTTCATTAAAATTGCAACATTGTCTAACACCTGTTGCATTGCCTTTCCCTTAAAGGCGCCGTCTTCCATGGCCTTGGAAAACTCTGGGATGCTCATTTTTGCCGCTTGAGCAAACAGAGCTAATGCTCCAGGAAGAACATCGCCAAGCTGTCCCTTGAGTTCCTCAGACGTGATTTGTCCTTTGCTTGCCATCTGAGCAAAGGCATAATTCACTCGATCAACTTTGTCAGCGCTTAGACCGAAAGCTGCGGTTGCTTTTGAAATACCAGTAAACAGGTTTTCTATTTGAGCGCTAGAAAAACCAGCCGGCTGCATTGAGGCGTAAAGCTTGACAAAGCCTTGGCGAGCGCTTTCAAGCGGCACATTGAAGCGAGTAGCAAGCTTGTCAACAAAAGCAAAAGACCTCTCGAAGTTTCCAGTCTCCGCAGTGATTGCGCTCAATTGGTTTTTGTATGTGGCTAATGACTTGGCAGCTTCAAACGCTTGCCCTGGCAGGTTTTGCAGGAAGGCAAGCACTTTGTATGCGGTGCCAAATAACACCAGTTGCTTAATAGCAAAACCAAATTCATTGCCAAGCTCGGAGATTGCTCCACTTAACGGCAGCTTGGTTGTGCTCAAGAATGATTGGACTCCAGCGGCACTTTTCTTAAACGCATCGATCGCTTTGCCTGCAGTGTAATATCCTTTTCCAAGTTCCGAAGACGCTCCGCTTGCTCCGTCCTTCCAAACAGGTCTAGAAGGCCACTGAGGTTGATCCACGGGGAACCCGCCAGGAGGCGTGTAACCGCCTCCAAAGCGATAGCTGCTGCCGCCTGCCGGCGGAAGCATTAAAGGAGGATTGCCTCCACCCGCAGAAGGAGGAATAGCCCGCTGCATGACGGTGCCAAGATCTTTGACGGATACCTGCCTTCTCGCTTCTTGCAAAAGTTTGCTTTGGATGGCGGCAATGTATTGATCAACGGCGTTATTGACGGCTTGTTGAGCTGAATCGAATAAATCAACAACTTGTGTTTCGATGCCAAAAAGGAAGTTGCGGGCAGCACGTGCGTAGCGACTTTTCATCTGGGAAATAAACCCAGACTCCATTGAAACCAAGGCGCCACCGCTGTCTCCACCAGGCGGCATTGCTCCAAAGTCAAAACCAAATGGCAGTCCTCGATAAGCTGCAGGTAGGGCACTCCTCTCAGGCGCTGCCCCAATACCGCGATAAGCAGGAGGCAGAAGTCCGCTTACTCCTTGTCCTTGACCAAGCAATCCAGTGACACCCTGGGCCGGTCCAATGCCCCTGTAAGCAGGAGGCAGCAATCCAAAGGCACTGCTTCCCGCAAGCGCTCGTCCAGACGCTGTCTTTAGTAGTTGATTGGCCGCTTTGACAACGGCATCTTCAAGTTTGCTGCCAAGGCGATCCAGAAGACCGGAGAACTCTCCGGCACTATTCGATAATCTGACAATATTCTTCGCTAAAGGAACGCCTGCAATGGAGGCGATTCCAATAATTAAACTAAACCCAGAAAGCTTTGAAGCGTTTCTATCTACCTGTTGTCGCAGTTCAGACAAAGAGGCAATAGTTCGCCTAATTTCTGGATAGATGGCCTTTAAATCACCAAGACTGGCAGCTCCTCCAACTGAGCCAGCAGCACGCTCTCCTCGCCCTTCCAGGGATCGAGACATTAAAGGAAGATTGGAAAGGCCTAGCCGCTTGCCTTGAATGCTGGCAATAGTTTTGCCGGTAGTAGCAATTTCCTTTGCCACTCCATCAAGAATCGCCTTGATCCTATTGGCATATTTTTCTACATCATCCAGTCCTTCATTGAGGCCAATAACAAAACCTTCCGAAGCATCTTTGCCAAGCTCCTTCATCTTTTTCGATGGAGAAGCAATTTGCATCGATGTTTTGATGCCTTTAAGAACGCTGTCGCCTAAGGCAATGCCAGACTGTTTTCCTTTGCCGGTTCCCTTTTGAAATTCATCTAAGAAGCTATTGACGGCATTAACCGACATAGAGGCAAATGCTTTTGCAAGCTCTCCTGCCCTTGCGGCTTTGGTGCCAGCACTTCCAGTGATGCCACTGAGTTTTGCTTCGTAGGCTTTACGGTAAAGCGCTTCAACTTGCGACGCAGAAGCGCCTCCTTTTGTCGGGCCAGCAGTCAATGCCCTTGAAAGAGATTGAGCAACTTTTTCTTGCTTGCTAAGTACAGAGGCTACATCTTTATTTCCTTTTCCAATTGCCCTGAAAGCCGCTGCAGCCCTTTCAAGTGCAGGTACAGTCGCCGCAATACGCTCTGCATATTCAGCTTCTGCTTTGAAGTTTGACTTTAATTCAACTCGATAGCTTCGCCGCTTTAGACTTCTTTGTAAGTTATTAAGCTCGCGGTCAAGTGTTTGCCTGTTAATTCGTATATTAATTTGTGGGGTAAACTCAGACGCCGCAATATTTTGCGCCTTCTGAAGCTGTTGACGGAAGAACTTAAGATCAAGAGCAAGATTTAGCCTCAGCTCTGCCGCCTGCGTGGCCATCTTGTGTACAATGCCTTGGTATATCTATTATGTTAAACCCTTATTCACTATTGCGTAGTGATGCCGTTTTGAGCTCATCGACTAGCAATGCAATCAGCCTTCCGTCAAGTCGCCTTGTTCTCATTAGTTTTTTGAATACGTCCATGGTGGCATCTGTGATGCCACTGTCTTTCTTGATTCTTCGCGTATCAAACGGCAGGAAGTCTTCCACAGAAGCCTTGGCTTTCTTCCCTCCCAGTGCTCCGACGACTACAGCTCCAAGCTTTGCCGTAGAAAGACTTTGCACGTTGTATTCCGTAATGTCTCTCTTCTCCAGAAACTTAATAGCTCTTCTTACGTCGTCAATGGGCTGACGAGCAAAATTCTCAGCATTCCAACGTGGATCGTTGTATGCCGATGAATTCAACCTGAAATAAAGATCATTCCATGGAGTGAGGTTGGCCAGGGTTTCCCTGGCTTGCTTCTCTAGCCATTCGACTCTGGATTCATAGTCTTCTTGGCTTTTTTTGCTTTTTTCTCTGCTTCTGACGTTTGCTCGCTCATTACAAATTCAAGCGCTTGCTCAAATTCATCGCGAGTCATAGCATGAGTGTCTTCCGCACTCCAGTCACTAAGAGTTTTCCATTCGTCATCAATAAATCCTTCGCCGCGACAACGCATAAAGGAAGTCACTACGCGAGCGTTCATGGCTTCAACAGAAGAACTTGACGTGATCATATTCATCGTTTCTTCTGTGTAATCAGTGAGCAGCTCCATCTCGCTGATGTCGCCACCGCTCTGAAGAAGCTCAAATGCTTCATCAAGTTTAATGTTTTTAGACTCTGCAATTTTTTTGGCTAGTTGCACGGCCTTGATTGTGGCCTGGCTTTGCAACTTAGAAATCTCTTCTTGCTCAATCGCCTCAGCAACAAGCCAGCCGCCAAGCTTCTTCAACCGCAGCCTTGCATTGAGGAGAAAATACTCAGGCTCTTTGGTGGCAAGAAGAAAACTATACTTGCTCATGGCTTAATACGTTTAGTGTTGCGTTGAACACCTTCACCCTTTCGCTGCCAGAGCGAAAACTGTCTGGCACTTCAATGGTAAAGGTGTTTTGTTCGTCACTAATTCTAATAGTGGTTTGCTGGCAGGAAAACAAGCACAGCACTCCCACCTCCAGCCCGCTGCTGTCGTAATAACAGTTGATCGCATGCACTGTTGAATCAGCGCTGACGAGATAGTCTACTTGCACTACAACTGCTTGAATTGCAGACTGATCCTATCAATTAATTTGAGTTTTTCAATGCCGGCCTCAAATTTTGCTGGAATGGAGATATCGTCTGTCCAGCGTCGCTCCGTCATATTGGTCCCAATGCCTTCATGCACGTACCAGGCATAGGGAGTGCCTTGTGCATTGGTGGCATCCCAGAGCCAAGAGGCTGATGGCCCCTCAACTGTAAAATTCCGCCTTCCACTTCTGTATAGCTCGCCCGTATCGAAAATGTTCCTGGGAGACCGAACAATCTCTCCGCTCTTTCTTTCGGTGTAACCAGGAGGATTGGGATAGTCATAATCCCATTCGCCTGGATCCAGGAATTTTTGCGCCATATAGGCATCGTCAACGTCCTCTTCTGCCCATTCTTGAAAGGCTTTGACAAGCTGGGCTTCGATCAGATTGATGCCAACAATTTTTGCGCTAATTGCCATTATTGATACCTCGGATAAAGCGTCCTCACTTCCGTATCCCTAATCATTACGCGGCAGCGCTCATAGGCAATATCATCTCCAGGCATGTAGCGCACAGTAGCATCTGGAAATCTTGCAATTAAACGATCAATGGCAAGCGAAATATTGCTTTCAGTCGTCGTGTACTGAACCAATTGCACTTCCCATAGCTTCACTACTTTTACCATGCCAACCATGGCAGAAGGCGAGCGATCTGGGAACTCCCTGATCGTTGCCTCTAGTCCAGTCGCCTTCCATTCCTTCGGAACATTTTGTCTTCCTACCACGTACACTGCCGGCACTTTATTGCCATTAGGCAGAATGTATTCGCCAATAAGATTGGGAGAGGCCGACAAAAGCTCGGTTACATGCTCGCGTAATTGAGTGATGTTCATAGAAATAAAAAGCCTCCCATAGGGAGGCTAGCGCAGTCTCTATTAAATCGAGATCAGTTGGGGCCGTTGGGGATGAGAGTGCCAGTGTTAGTGGCATTCTGGTGAATGCCGATATAGCCACGGCTCATCAGATCAAAGGTGCATTCGATCAGGTTATCAGCGGGATAGCTCTCGTTGTAGTTCATCACGCAAGCAGCGAAAGCAACACGATCGTAGTAGAAGGTGGTGCCGCTGGAACCCAGTTGCTTGTTGATCTCCACGTACACTTCGTAATACTTGTCGTAACGGGAAGTGGTGATCACCTGGAAGGCTTCGTCGAAGCTATTCGGCACAAAAGTGGTGCCATCCACGTCCTTCTGGAAGTAGGTGGTGATCGAGGCTTGACAACCAGCAGTGGTGATCACGCTGTCGGAGTAGCCACCACCGCCAAGCAGGACGAATTCGGTGTTGTTGTCATTGAAGGCCAGCGAAGCCGTCGTCACACCCTGCATGGTGTACAGCGTGGGGGCGCCGCTGACAGTGAAGGTGGCGCCGCTCTGGGTGATGGTCGGACGGACGCCGTTGGAGGGAATAGAGCCGACGCGGATGATTACGTCTTGGCTCTTAACCAATTCTTGGGGGGAAAAGATTGCCATGAGAGATTCTCAGTGGATAAAGGAGAGAAACGGTCAAGCGTTCAAGACGCTTCCTTTGCCAACCAGTCTAAAAATTCCTCTGATTGGTGTGCCGATGAATTGCCAATAGTGTTCAGCAATTTGCTCGTTCGGCAATAGCTCAAACCGCCCCTCTCGTCCATTGATGATCGCAGTAGCTGTGCTGCCAGGAGAAACACCAGACAATGCCAGTGGCCCTGTTAGGCGTCCCTCCATGTAGACAGCAGTGTTATCAGCTCCCAGCAGATGGTCGTATCTCGGATTGGCCTTTTGTTTTAACGTCGCATAATAAGTGACACCGCTAGACATGGCAACGTAATTACCAGTTTCGCTGTCAAGGACATAGCCAGAAGCAGTAGACCACACAAGTGTGGCATTAGCTAGTGGCGAAAGTCCGTTGATCATACGACGAACCCAATCGTTGAAGAAGAAAGGGAGTTGAGCATCCTTTTGAACTCTTGCCCATATTGCGTGGCATCGAGTCCATTGCCGTAAACTTTGCCTTCTGTGGCTCCAATTTGGACGCCCATTTGAGCAAGTTGGATAGCAACAATGTGAGCGGCTAAATGCTTAACTGCACGATCTGTTTGATCTCCAAACACATCAACAGAAGCATCGGCGGTCGCCTCCGTAATGGCCCCGTTTACAATCCCCGATGGATGGGGAGTGAATTCAGGGAAACGATCAAGAAAGCTTGAATAGGTTACGGCCATTTTCAGGCCCTCCCGATTTTGATTGCTTCTTGGCGTTTGGCGATGGCATTGCGAACCCTGATTCGCGACTCAATCTTTTTCCAGCCGGCCAGTTGGTCGGTGTCATGAATGAGTTCAATCATGCGGAGCGCCTCAATGAGAGGCATGGAAGCAAGAGTTTGCGTGTCATGGGGAATGTCTTCCACCGTGATTTGCTCTTTCATCTCTTCGATGGCTCCAATAGCCATCATCCGCTTGACGACAGAGTTCTTGCGAGCCTGTTGCCATTGATTCTCTGGAATCTCCTGGTTGAGGCCAGGCGTGAGTTGGATGAGACCAGACTCAGTGATAATCCCAAAGCCACCTTCGCGAGGCGGGTTTTCAAGCTCAGGGCGATAAGCAATTAACATTTGTATGTTCAAAAAGAACCAGGAAATAGCTTAACGCCCATTGCTTAACTAGCTCAAGACGAAGCTTGAACGTAGATGACGCTCTTGGGATAGTAAATCGCCACACCACCCACGCGAGCGTGAGCAGGAACGATGAACTCCAGACCACGCTGCTGGGGCGGGAAGAGCTCAAGGGGTTGGGGGATGTGCAGTTGCACTTTCTCGGGATCGCGCTTGTACACAACCATGCGGTTGGTGTTCAGGACGCTGTTATCAGCATCGAGCTGGTTGATGGGCTCGATATTGCGGATGTAGGGGTTGGTGCGGAGGAAATACTCAAGCACGGTCACGTCCGAAGAATCGGAGTTGCGACGGGTGGAGATTTCGCGATAATCTTCCCAAGCCATCAGGATGGTGTCGGGCTGCTCCTTCATCTTGGAAGCATTGATGATCGCGGTCACGCCGTAGTTCAGCAGTTCCAGCATTTCCTGGGCCGTGGTGGCCGAGGTGAACCACTTGTCAGCAGCAACAACGTCCACAGTGGCGTTGTTGAAGAAACCCGCCATGCCAACGGAGCTCTCACCGAAGAAAGCAACGTTCTCCACTTTCTCCTCATAGGCGCGGCGCACAGCAACAGCGCGACGCTGCTCCAGGGCGACATTAGCCATTTGAGCAGCACGCAGTTCCTGGACGGTGTAGCCAAAGGAGCCACCGAAGGAACGGATGCTGATGCTCTTCTCGATCTGGCTGACATCGGCACGGGGCAGATCGTCGGCAGCGTCGGAGATGAGCTTGAACTCACCAGTCGAATCCATGATCCGATAGGTGAAGGTTTGTGCGCCAGGACCAGCTTCGCTGGTCACGGGCAGAACCGAAGCGTACTTGATATCAGCGTACTGAGCTTCAAATACTTGGGGACGGATGTATTCAAGTTGACGCTGAAGGAACAAGCCCGCGTCATCCATACGGAATTCAGACATTAGTAGGGCCTCCTATCAGTCGCCAGTGAGGGTAAAGGAAGGACCGTTCAGCTCAAGGATCGCAATACCGTCGCCGGTAGTGGAAGTGAGATAACGGGCGTTGGAAAGAACAGCAGTCTTACCAGAGATGGAAGTGTTATTGAACCGGCCGGCATACTTGACGCCAGTAGCGGTGTGAATAACGCGAACAGCCGTGGAAGGGTTGACGGCACCATGCACGTACACGGCAACAGCACCCTGGGAAGCCACGTTCACCATTTGAGTGGCCTTAGCGCCAGGACGGCTGTTGCCATCGAGAGCGGTTTCGTCCACATAGGTGAGCACGTTCACGCCAAGGAAGGCGCCGCCGGAACCGGCGATGGTCTTAGCGCCCAGGCCACCAGTGCCAGCGCTGTCATAAATCACGCCATTACCGAAAGCAAGCACAGCGCCAGTTTCGTTAGTGCGAGAGATGATGGTGTTGTTGCGAATGTCGGACAGTTGGCCTTCCAGCAGTGCGGCGTGAGTCAGAGCGTAGCTCTGCTGCACACCACCAGCCGTGGCAGTGCCCGAAGCGGTGAAGGATACAGCCATGGATCAGCGAGCCTCCTTGGAAACGGAGAGAGGAGTTTTCCAAGCGTTCTGCAGACGGTCCATATAAGTGGACGGAGCAGAAGCGGGAGATGCGACAGAAGCAACGGCCTTACGCAGTTCATCGGTTTGAACCGAATCCTTACGGGCTGCGACTTCGGCCAGCGTATCAAACATGGCGCCCACGTAATCATCGGAACGCTCCGAAAGATCAATGGAATCACCACGGACTGCCAGGATGGCAGCCTCCATGATTTCACGGGCAGATTTGCCAACGAAATCAAAGGCAGAATCGAGAGAAGGGCGGGCTTTGTCAATGAGAGCAATGCGCTCTTCGACAAGGCTGTCCACGTTCACTTCCTGAGCAGCGGCCAGATCCTTTTTGAGGACTTCCACTTCTTCAGCAAGCGCATCAGCGCGACCCTCTGCGGCATCCTTCTTCAGCTCCATGTCCTTCTGTTGGGAAGCCATGTCTTCTTTGAGCTGAGTCAGTTGACTGTTCAGAGCGTCAAACTCGTCCTTCATTTCTTGGTAGGACTTTTTGGCGTCGGTGCGTTCTTTGGTGATCGCAAGGGCAACTCCCTCGCTAACTTCCATTTCCGCACCATCAAACGCCACCTTAGCGGTAGTCATTTGACTATTTTCTCCTTGAGTAATTAGAGATGGATCAGCGGCATCTTGACGATCAAGATGAAGCTTCACTTGCGGGCCGGCACGCCCACGGCGAACAACTGCAATATGGTTACCCATGATTCCAGTTTGAACACCATCATAGTTTTCACCGTTGTCGGTGACACCAGACGTAGGGTCAAAAGACACCTTGTAGCCAGCGCTCACTTCTCTTGCATCACCCCGCATGATGCTTTCGATAGCGTCTTTATCCGTGATGGTCATGACGGCACGGACAAAGCCGTTGTCATAGACAATCTCGGTGCCACTAAAGCCAATTTGATAGTCTTTAGTGTTTTCACTATCAAGAAGAACAGGGGGATGTTCAAGAGTGATTGCCTTGCCCGCGAATGAGGCCAGGCTTTCGGGAGCTGCCACTTCTGTTTCGGGACGATATTCTCGACGGATGGAGCCATCAGCATTGGAATACTGTTGAACGCCAGTCCGAGCGATAGTGGCCCAAGCACGAAGATACCCTTCAGGGGTGGTTTCGTACTTATCAATGGGCGCAACGTCGTAACGAAAAGATTGGTTGCTCATATTTATACATTAACCGGAAAAATCATGTAGTATTGAGATGATTATGCAAAAGCGCATGGGGAAACACGCTCTTTCAAGCAATGTGGATGCCACTCGTCTTCCCTACTTTAAGGCCAGGGCTCTTATTGCCGAACGCATTAAAAATGCCCGCTTGAACTGCGGGCTTTCTCAAGGGTATGTGGCGCAAGAATTGCACTGCAATCAAAGCACTATTTCCCGAATAGAAGCAGGAGAGATCCAGCCAGATTTTCTTCAGATTCGCATGATGAGCGGGCTTTTCGGCGTCAGTATTCTTTGGCTCGGAGGCTATCCATCTTTTGTCGTCAACGCCGCTCAGTCGTCTTCACTTTCATCTTGAATGCCTCTAATTTGGTCTTCAATGCTGTCCATGATGTAAGCCTTTGCCATCGCCTCAATTTCAAAAATGAGAAACTTTGTCGGCTCAAAATGAAGGTCAGTCTTTTCGTAATAACTCTCAACATAAATGTGAGTTTCGTCTAGCCGACCATTCTTGAAGCATTGCTTTTCAATTAGCCGCCATTCCGAAGTGTTGCGATGCTCATTAGCTGACAGCACAGCAATGGCCTTCATTACGCCAATGCCTTCATCTTCGTCTTCAAGGATACGGTCCAGAGCGTCGCCCATTATTGTGCCGCGATTTTGTTTATCCTACTAGCAAGGTTGCTTGCCGCTCTTCTTGTCCATTTCCGATTCCTCTTCAGGATCCTCTTCCTCTTGTTCAATCTGAAGGATGTAGGCGTCCCAATAAGTCTCGCTTTTGTCCCCTCTTGACATGCCCGCTTCACTCATCGCAATGGCAATGGCTTGCTGACGGCTTTTAACGGGTTGGCCACTGCTGCTTTTTAATGTGCCGGCCTTGAACTCACGCATTACCCTGCGAACCTTCTTTTGACGCTGCTTAGAAGTCATTTGATTCCGAAAATCTTTTCTAAAGCTAACTCATCTGACATCCGATGGGACTCTGGCCATGGCACTGTGTATCGATTTGGGCCATGGTCGGAATAATGGTCAACAATGGCAGGCGTCTCGGCGTGAATCATCAGAAGAATAAACCGTTCAAGTTTTTCCTTGTTGGGCTCAAAATAGGAAAAGTTTTTCATGTATTCCAAAGCTTTCCCGATCGCTGCATATTGCGTGTCTAAATAATCATCGCGAAATTCATTTTGCTCCCGCTCTGGCCATTTCAGCAACGAACCAATGCGAGAAGAGTTGTAGCGCTCGATAATGTCATGAGGAGTGGGAATCACTGCATAACCATGGGCCAGCATTCCAGTGATGTAAATGATTGAAGGCATTTCATTGAACACCTCACGCCAATAGCGCACAATGCTGCGGCCTGAACCCTGTAAATCAACCAATGTTTTGCCATAGGCCACTTCCTTCACGTATTCATCCCAGCCTTTTCCGCGCTCGGCTAAGGCAATACGAGAACAATGGAAGGAAGCATTGGTAGTGCCGTGGATGGCCTCATGAATGCGCTGCAGATGGGCGCAGTCACGTTGAACAAAGGCAAGGCCCGTGCTGGGCAGTTCAAGGGCGGCCAGCACTAACACTGGGAGATTGAACTGGCTCTGTTCCCACCAGAGGCGATGGTGGGGAGTGTTGCGCTGACAAGGATTGGCTAAGCGCACCATCCGCATCAAAAGAGCCAGTTCGCCACCAATAATCTCCTCATGTTTTGTAAACGCCGTTTCACCATAATGCTGCCCCTGAATGCCGTGGGACTGCGGGCTTTGAACGTCTGAGTGCCAGTTGTCTCCAACGTGCAATTGAATAGGAGGAAGCGTGCCCCAAATCCAGCCAGAACTTTTGCCTCCAGTCGTCACATGAATGGGCACATCAGCTTTCAGTCCACAGTTTCTGAGAATGCGAAGAATGGCATCCGCAGGTAGATACATGTCGCTAACAATTAAATCACCTTCCTTCACCTTCTGGATGTTTTCAACCACGGGGAAGCAGTGGTAGACTTCCGCTTCAATTTCCTGGTTTTTGATAATATCCCGCGTTTCGTCATTCCAGCCATAGTCTTTGGCCAGTTCAACGTAGATGGTGTCTAAAGTTTGAGGCGCTCTCGACTCTGCTGCCATTCGACGTTGCGTAAAATCATGCAGTCCAAGCGTTCGCCCAATGTCGTCAAATACAGTGCGCGGCCAGTAAAACTTCCGTGCGACGAGTGTGTCAAAACAATCCCAGCTAGTAGTCATTTGTGTAAGGGAATAAAGTCCACGTCGAAATCATTAATGCGATTGACGACATAGTCATGAGCTGCCATGAACAGTTCAATGGCACGGCGAAATTCTTCGCGATGACCAAACTCAATGGCGATGTAATCAAAGGAAGTGTTATCCCAGTCAATGCCACGTAGCGCTTCAAGTTCAGCGCCCTCAATGTCCAGACTGAAATAGTTGAAATGATGCCTACCTGGGCCTAGCAAGTCTCGCAATGGACGAGCCGTCATCTTTGTGTCAATTGTCTGCACGAAATCCTGGGGGAAGTAATTTTCGTTAAAAGAGATTCCTCCAATGCGAGACAAGAAATCATTGCCTGAGACTGGAAGCTGAAACACCACTTCTTTTTCTTCGCCCCACACAGCGGCATGGATGGTATGAGAGCCAGGGCGATTCACTTTGCATTGCTCGGCCAGTTCTTGGTTAGCTTCAATGCACACGCCAGTCCAGCCCAGGTATTTCTCCAACGCATAGGTGTTGGATGTGCGAATGCCGTCATGGGCTCCAACATCCAAGAAGGTGCCGCCCTTTCGCCTGTGAATGATTTTTTCGATGTAATACTCGTCTTGGCCGATCTGGCTAAAGAATTCCATGCAGTTCAGCCCTCGTAGACGCGGCGAGCATGCCACAGTTCGTTGTAGTTGTTGACGCCCTTAGCGCCAAGCCCCTTAAGATCTCCCCCATCGGAAGGCTTGCTCCAGGCAAGAATCGTTCCATCAGGGAGAACAAACGCCCTGTTCTTTTGCTGATAAGTGGGCGTTAATTCAAGATAATCACCATAAACCACGTTGGCATTTGCGCCATTTGCGGCCAATGCTTTTCCCAGTAGCGTTGGGCCAGTTGGACACAACGGCGTTACGCCGTAGTATTTTTTGTGGCAGTTGTTAACAATCATCGCAATGGCAGTTACCATTGCCACGTTGTTTGGCTTTGAATACAACACTGTTGTAGCGCAAGCCCAGCTCGTAAAGCTAAACCGTTGAATATCTCGAAAGGCCAAAAATTCAATACGATCTCCTAGTTCAATCGGGTTCTCCATGCGAACGCCAATATCAAAATACCAGCCACCCAGTACGGCTAGCAAACAAAACCTTCCAAGATCGGCCTTGTAGGAATACGGGCGAAGTGAATCGTAAGCCCAAACAACATCACTGTCGAAATGGTCAACAATGAATTGACGAAGAGTTTCTTTGTTGTAAAGAACATATTCGCTATTTGCAAATGACGATTGAACGGTGCCTGTTGCGTGCTCAAGAAATGGAGACAATGATTGATCTTCACTGTCTGAAAGAAAGATTTGCGAGACTTGCATGATCAATCAATGCGAATGGGAGAACCAAAACCTTTGAAGTCTGAATCTTTTGTTTGATTCAGCACCCTGTCCATGATCTTTAGCATTTGCTTCTGAATGACGGGCCACTGGAACTGCTTTTCCAGCACCCTGTCATAGCACCATTTTCCGTCAGACTCTCGCAGGCCAGGGCTGGCGTAATATTCGTCTAACAAATGAGCGAGGTGGGACGCTGAAGGCACGCCACGGTCAAGACCGTAATTGCGATCCACCTCCCAGCTTTCGATGCCAATGCGCGGGATGGAGTGGAAGATTTCCTTGAGGCTGGTGTGATCAGGAACGATCTGAGGCACGCAAGTAGCAGCATGCTCAAAGTTGACCAGGCCCCAGCCTTCTCCGATGCAAGTGTTGACGCCAACATCTGCAGCGTTGTAAACCATATTTAGCTGCTCAACGCTGAGACAATTATCAGTGCTGAAGTTAGGGCTAGTGATGATAAGCTTTTCCTTGGAGTCGTAGCCATATTCTTTGGCAATACGCTTAAACAGGGGAATAATATCCCAGCCCAAATCTTTGGTACCCATGTTCAACCAAAGGCGAGCATCTGGCTTGTCTTTGGCGAATTGAATAAAACCGCGAATCGTAATGTCAATGCGCTTGCGCGGCTGGTTGCGATTGCCGTTAAAAACAATAAACGTATCTTGAGGCACGCCAAGTTCTTCCCTGCATTGCTGCATTCCGATGGGATAGAACATCTCAGTGTCGATACCGTGCGGAATGATGTCGATTTTCTGGCTATAGCCAGCTTTCTTCATTTCTTTGGCGCCAAACTCCGTATAAGTGCCAAAGCCGTCCCATTCCTCAACATTGGGAATTAGTTCTTCAAAGATGCCGTAACTGTCAATAGGAGAGTAGCAGTAGAACTTAAAATCAAGTTCTTCTTGTACTGGCTTGAGTTTCCGCCAATACTCCAACGCAATCCAGAAATCGTTAGTCACCCACACAAGATCGGGCTTGATTTGCTGGACCAAGTCAACAATGCGGTGGCCACCAAACGGATCGCTGCCGTAGATACCAGCGGGATATACTTTATAGCCTTCCGCCTTGGGGTCGTAATCACCCCAGTAATTACAGCCCATGATATGGAGGTCATGGGCTTCATTTAATGCTGGCAGGATGTTCTGAGCAACCCTGCCAAAGCCGGTTTCGACAAAAGCGTCACCGCAGTAAAGGATTTTGGCCACAAACGGAAGAATATCTCTCCCAGATAATAGAAGCCAAAATCAAGCAGGCATTGCTGGAAACTGCTGCCTGAGATATTCGACTGAGCACTTGCACCGCGCCCTGCATTCACAGCGTTGCCCTGGCATTGGAAGAGCTCCAATGGGAACAATGCCAGCCCTGGCATAGCGGAGGCAATCGTCGCAATGTTTCGCTTGTGAGTCCAATATGCGACGCATTAGAGAGTAGCCTTCTTGCTCTCTCCGAATCGTGGTTCCTTCCCAGTAACTACCACGAACGCTCTCAGCATACAACTGGATACGAGCAAGAGCCATGGGACCAGAAACGCGGCCAGCCAGAAGATCAGAAGCAAAATTCTGTAGGTAAGCGTATTCCGAACGAAGCCTTTGACCAATGCGACCCCAGTCTGCAGAAGAGAGACGATCCTTTCCACCAGTGCCAATAATTGCGGCTTGGATGTGGGACATTTTAATTGCTTCTCGCACGCTGCCCTGCCATTGGTCAATGGTGATAGAACCATCCCCAAGGCGCTTTGTGTAGTCACGCAGTTGCTTGGATAGCTGGTTGATTTTTCCGTCAACCAACGCATCCATTGCCTTCTTGCTTAAGAAGCGTCCGCTCGCTCCCCTGTAACGTCCGCTAACTGGATCGTATGTCCAGTTGCTGGCGTCAATCCTCGACAGAGAATCACTCAGCGGGTGCATTTTCTGCCTCCAGAATGTCCTTAAACCTCTCTGGTGCCTGCTGCTTCCATTCATTTAATGCTGCGTCAATATCCTCTTGGGAGATGAGGGCAGCTTCGTCGTAGTCACCAAGAATGAGGCCGCTTGTTTTCAGAGGCTCAATAGCGTCGTTTTTAGGCGTTTGCATTTTCTTCTTCTTGCCGCTGAATGCACCTTCTAAAGAGCCGTGCTTTTTCTTGTACAGCTCCTTGTACTTTGTGCCGATATAAGCGCCCGCATACGCCGAGGGGTAAACCTTGAACTTGCTCTTGGCGGCGCTTACGGCTTGCTGATGCAGTTCTTTGTCGGAGAAAGCATCTTCCTCTTCCCGTTCATGCTTTAAGTCTCCAGACAAGTAAAGGCCAGCACTGTCTTCCACTTCTCGGCTGCCATCAATTGGAATGGTGCCGTTTTCCTGGTTCATCGGATCACGGCCGCCAGGAGGTACGGGTTTGCCAGTGGTTGGCTGAGGCAGTTCGCGGGGAAGCGATGGATCGAGAGTGAGTTCCATCGACCACTCGCTGCCCCCGTAGCGGGCCTCTGCCACTTCCTTGGGGTGGAGAATGCCAAGCTGCACATAGCGGCCATCCACGGCCGCCACACGCGCCCGCACGTCAGCCATCTCGCGTTCGTTCAGTTCAAACAATGGATTGAATTGCACTCGCCAAGACTCAGGCAGTTTTCCATTGGTGGGGCCTTCCTTGCTCAGCATGATGTATTCCATCAGCTTTTTCAGGGGGCGCTTGAATGTGGTTGCCTGATAGTCAGCAAGGGTTTTAGCGAAGTCGCGCTCTTCACTGCGACCAGTTGCGCCAAGCCCACTTGGGCTTTCGCCAAACAGGAGAGTGTGAGGAATTTTAGAAGCGCCAATTATATCAATCCGCAATTTTTCCAGCACTTCCCCAATGCCATTGAAATTACGGCCGATAAACTCCAGTTCTTCTTTTTCGGCGTCGATTGCGTAGCCTCGATAGACGCTCTTGCTCATATCGTTAATCACAAGCCGATCCTTTACTTGCGATTCGCGGCCGGCTGCAAGCATTGCGGCAAGACCCCTGATTTTGTGAACAAAAATGTCAAATTCGGTCAGGAGCGTAGCGGAAGCGTTTAAGCCGGTCCAGTAATGCCTGAAGCTGTCATAAACAGTCTGCAGGCTGCTCATCCCCCAGCCATAGTTGCGTTGCCTAATGCGATAGGGAAGCCAGTCGCCGTCAAAACGCAGAATGCGATCACGGTGGATGTATTGAAGCTGTGGCTGATTGATTAAATCCCCTGAAATGATTTGATAGTGGGTTGCTTTGGAATAGTCATATAAATTTTCCTCGTTAATGACAGGGGCAATTTGCCAACGGTCGAGGCATTCCAGTTCTTCTACTGCCCGAATATTGCGCTTATCCACCGGCATGCTTGCCGGCCGTCCATCGTCAATAAAAAGCAGGATGACAGAGCCGCCGTAGAGTCGAGAATTTTTAGCCGCAAGCGTAAGGTGCTCTTGAATGTAGAGATCTTCAATGACTTGCTCAATACCTGCCACCTCTTGCGCCTTTACGCCCTCTCCGCCAAATAACACCTTAAATCCCTTGCGGGTGGACTGTTCAGCATAGATATCAATGATGCGCCGTGGTAGCCATTCGCCATAGAGAGCCTCAAGTTCTTCTTGAGCCAGAAAAACAATGGGTTTCGCAGTGGTGTACTGGCTTTTGTCTCGCCCAGCAGTACCCATGCCAGTCAAGGCATTCAGCAGGCCATCGCTACGCAAACCTGCATCGTCTACATGACCCAAATCCACGGATTCTTCCGACATGTTATTTACTATGGGGATAATCAAATTCTAACAGTGGCTATAGTGGCCATGGTATTACTGGTTTGTGTGGACAATGGCAGTCATTAGTTGTTCAGATTTCTCGCGACATGCTTTAGGGCTCAAGCTATGGGATAAGCAAGCTGAGATTTTGGATGATTTCTTTGACGATGGAAAAACGCATGCTGTATGGGCTCTTGGCCGACGCTCTGGCAAAACCCTTATGGCGGCCATTGCATGTCTCTATATTTGCTTTGTTCTGGAAGAGAAATATCGCCGGAAAGTAAGGAAGGCGGAAAAGTGGTACGTTTGCACCGTTGCTAACGGCATTGACCAGGCTCGTATTGCTCTTAATACCATTCGCGGCCTCATCATGGACAGTCCCTTTGCCCAGGAAGTGGTGAGGGAGACAAGTGACACACTAGAGATTAGTAATAATTGCGTGTTCAGGGCCATCTCCAGTTCAGCCCGTGCATCCCGTGGTCGAGCCGTGGCTGCGATTGTCATGGACGAACTCGCCTTTAGCCAGGAAGGCGATGCCAACTCTGGCGCCAAAGCCATCTACGACGCTCTTTCTCCTTCCATTGCTCAGTTCGGAGCCCATGGCCGCATCCTTGAGCTCTCCTCGCCTTGGCTAACTGATGGTCTTTTCTATCAGCATTTCTGCGAAGCAAAATCAGGAGAGTTTCCTTTCATGCAGGCCATCAACAT